TGAGAAGAGTCATGGTTTTTTGCATAGTGACAAAAAATAGGTTCTAAGCTAGTAAACGTCATAAATTTTTGATTAGTATTAATTGCGTATTTAACATAATTAGGACTATCTTCCCACCATCCTAAACCAAGCTTTGGATAAAAATCAGGATTGTGCCCACTATTTATGAGTATTTCGTTGTCGCCTATAAATTCAAATAAATATGTAAGTGCAACTTGACTGACAGAATGCGTAAATTGTCCATGTTTAACAGCTTTAGGTAAAACTGACCTAACTAGTTTATCGTATGATAAAGGAATAATTTTCTGTTCTATTTTTCTATCTTTGCAATATTTTGCAGCGTATATTATGTCAAAATCGTTTTGCCCTTTAAATAATCTTAAACTTAAAACTCTAAAAGGGATGTTTAGTTGATAGAACGTTTCAGCACAAACTTCAGAGTCTATGCCGCCACTCATACCTAAAACAAATTTATAATTTTTATACTTTTTTGCAAATTTAGAGACAAGATCGAAGTAATCTTCTCTTATATTTTTACCGTGTTTTTTATATGCAGGAACATCAACATACGATCCTAAACTTGGAAGATCTGAATGACAGTAATAACCTTTAAGAGGTCTCATAAACGAATTTGTTTGTATATACCTCCAGTATGTTCTATTAATTGATATGTCATACATTTATGTTTAAGTCTTTAAAGTTTTTAACTACTTCTTTTGAATTTTTAATTTTTATAAAATCTAAATATAGTTCTAACTCTTCAACAATAGATTTATTTTTTAAATCTAGTTTAGAGTCTTCAACTGGTTGTGTAGCTATTTTTTTATCAAGTAACGATGAATTTTCCACTTTTGATAACTCATCAATAGAACCAGTAACCTCATAAAGAACGTGATTAACATCATCCTCTATCATTTTACCATTAACTTTAATGGTTTTTCTAATTAGTTTAGGTAGTTTTAAATCAACAAAATCTACTTTATAATCAAGTTCTGGAGTATCTTTTATAGTGATTATATTTACACCATATTCACGTTTTTCATCTCTATCAAATGTTACATTAAGAGGACTACCAGGATAATAAGCTGGATAATCCAAGTACTTATGAGCAAAGTGAAGATCACCGAGTAAAATAAGTTTCCAGGGACGAAGTTTCTCGAAATCATACTCTGGAGTGATATGAGGTGGTACTTCGCCTCGAATATGTGTGACCAGAATGTCCTTCTCATGTTTTTGTATCGGTAAATTATCTTTTTGCATTTCTCCGTAAGGAAAGAATTGAAAATATGCTTTTCCTTCATGGACACGCTCATTTTTTGTGATGAGATGAACATTTGAATTTTTGATTGCGTTTTCTTGTGTAAAATGTTGAAGAAATGTTTCGCCTTTTTTAGTTGCTTCATGGTTACCAGGAATAATGTATGTAGGAATTGTTACAGAGTTAATATATGATAAAAACAAACAAACTTCGTCAGGTTCTGGTTTTTTATCAAAAACATCACCTGCTATAATATGCACATCACATTGTTGCTCTAATGCAATGAGCTTTCTAAAAAATGTTTTGAATCTATCGGTCTGCCACTTATAAGGGACTTTTTTCTTATGTAGTAGTATATGCCAATCTGCTGAGTGAAGTATTTTCATTTTATCATGTAGCCTATTCTTAAATTAGATAATAACCCATGTGCGTTATACTTAAACGAATCTGGATGATGATTTCCCTTGAACGTATAACCTTGTTCTTCTAATATTTTCATTTTATCTTTTTCATCATCCCAAATAGGTATCGCCTCACTTCCTACGGGTTTTCCATGTAACACATCATTACCTGTTCTTAAATGTATCTCAAAAATTTTGTCATCAATACATTCTATATTAAGAAACTCTACGTTGTCTATTTCACAAATAAATCTAGGAAGATTCCATTTAGGAGGATTTACAACTTTCCATTTACTAAATTTTGTTAAATTGTTTTCTTCTTTTTCACCCATCATTGAGCAAAACGGTTCCCAAGCCCAAACAGACCCTTTCGGCTGATTAGTTCTTTTATAGTCAATAGAGTAATGTGTTCCCTCAAAATACTCGCACCAAAAATGCCCAGGAGGGATAAACCCATGATTAATAATATATTCATTATCAATCATGGGTCTAAAAGTTTTTACTTTAGCGCTTAGACCCATTCCGTATAAGTTATAAATAGGTCTTACAATTGCTTTAAAAAGAGTATTACTTGTTTTAGGAAGAGGAACACATGCTGGACCTGCTTTGTAGCCAAGTTTAAGTGCTACTTCCAGTTTATTAAATACCCACCTATGTTGAGGGTATGCTTCCCATGCTTGATAATCTTCATCAAGCGATAACATTTGACATTGTCATAACTTTAGATACATCACCTTCAAAAGTATATGTACCTACGTGATTAAGTTTTGTATTTGGGTCTAACCAAATTTCACCACCAAGTTTCTGCCATCGACGACAAAACGTATAGTCTTCTGATAAATATCTATTATCATCAGGGTCTTGAATTGTATCAAAAAATGAATAACAATACTTATGAAATTTTTCATCTATGTTAGAATCATTCCTGTAATGTAATTCAGGATAAGATTCTCTCATTTTATCAAAAACTCCTTTTTTGATACAGAAAAATCCAGTAGAAGCGTCTAATACTTCAACAGCACCGTTCTCAATTCTAATTTGTTTTGTTGCAGGGTCTAAAAACTTAAAGTTTATTGCATACTGAATAGGCAGTGCCTTTTTAGGATAAGCAGCAGCCATAATATCTTTATCGTATGCAAGTGCTCTAAGAATAGAATCAACATCAAATTCAATATCAGCATCTATAAAAAATAAATGAGATGCTGTGCTTTCCATAAACATTGCAGCGAGAATATTTCTTGCTCTTGTGACAAGACTTTCATTACGTAGTGTAGTAATTCTAAATGAAATACCATACTGCATAAATGCTTGCGATAGTTTAAACATAGATAGGAAATACTGATCTGTAATCATACCACCGTAACAAGGTGTAGCAAAAAATATTTCATAGTTTCTTAACTTGTCTAAATCAATTTTAGCTTGTCCAGACTCAACGTTTGTAAAAGCCCCGAAGCTATTTTCGGGGCTTTCGTTGTTGTCAGGAGTCACTAACTCTTGTAATGACTTCTTCATGATAGGTCGTCAACTTCCTCCGTTGCTCTGAATTCATCACCGGCATCTCCGGCGAACAATGCAGTGTTTTGCATCAACCACTCTTTTTGTTCGTCATAGCTTTGACGTTTATAAATTCTGTTCAGATCAAACAGTTCAAGTGCTTGCTCATCTTTTGACAGCGCAACACTAGCCCTTGCAGGAATGCAGGTGTATTTTACATTTTGAGGGAGTGGTCCGGTTTTTTCTTTTTTAATTGTAATGTCGTAACCAGTTTCTGTGTCGGCAGGATTACCGTATTCTGGATTTGCTGCATAATCAACGATTTGACTATAAATTGTAGAGCGCAAATCAAAGAGTTTTACTTGACCATCTGACCGATCAATTACATTACAAACATAAGAAAATTGAGGTTTATCAGAATAAACTGCTTCATCAATTTCTTTAAACGGGTTAGGAGCAGAATTATCGAAGCCTTCTGTCTCTCGATTAAACTCTAAACATTCTACTGGCATCTTTCTGCCTTCCGTTGTAGTAACCCAATAACAATAACGGGGCATGACATCTCCAACGAGACGAACTTTATTATCTCCAATACTCAAACTCATTCGCTGAATTTCTCGGCGTTGTCCAGTATTTTGTTTTCCTTTTGCTTTATCCCAAGCTACCATTTTATCCTCCTTGTTGAACGTTGGTTCTGTGTTTAGGATGTATTCTCTGTTCCCAGAGACTCGTATCTAAAATAAATAAAATCATTATCAAAAGTTAAGTAAGGATTATCAATATCACCTTCTATAAAACTTCTATCTATTTTATCTTCTTTATCAGACATTCTTCGCATACTTAATGCTTTTAAATAATCTACTTTATAATGTGCTGCTACATTATGTGTTAAAAACTTTAAATTTTTAACATAACTTTGTGCTTGTTTTATTTTGAATGTTGAGAAGATATTTCCTTTACTCGCTTCCAACAAACCTGTTTGAAAAAGAAATGAGGGAATGTGATGTATGTTAAGATAGCGTAATAATGATTGTCCTTTACTCCAACATATAGGATCATTATAATCTTTTGTTAGTCCATATGTCAAGATTATTATTGCAGCAGGGTCTTTTCGTGCTGCTTGATTAATTTCGTACCAGTTAAAGTATGTAATAGCCACGACTCGTATACCACTTCATTCTATTTTCTTGTTGACGTTTAACAATTGGTCCTCGTAACCAAAAATCTACTACTTGAGGTAGTTGTTTATCATCATGCTCACGAATGATACGACCAATTCGCTGTTCAAGCTTAATAGGATTATTATTAGGACAAGTGAGAAACAGTGTATCCAGCCGATGACAACTAATACCTTCATCAAAAAGTTTAGTCGATAACACAGCTTTATATTTTCCTCCGACATTAGAAAGAACATCTTTTCTAGTTGATTCATCCGTTTCACCTATTAAACAAACACTTGTTGGGATTAGTTTTTGCAAATCTTTTAACATCTGCACTCTTTCGCCTAATATAAGGGGACATCTTTGATTTGCTATTGCTGTTATTGCTTCTTTAGCAATTAAATTTAAATACTGATCATTAGAGCAAAGTTTATTAAGCTGTCGTGACCAATCTCTTTTAGGATCAATCACAGGAAATCTGACATCTGTTTGCACTACTCTAACAGATGGATCATTAAGTTTTCGAGGATCTCTTGCAGGAATTAAAAAGGGAGAGAAGTAATCTGAAAGATAAACATGTTTTCCATCTTTTCGTTTCGGTGTCGCAGTAATACCAATTTTAATTTTTGCGTTAAGGTTATTTAATGCAGTAGAGAATAAATCAGCAGGACAAAGGTGTGCTTCATCAACGATTACCATTGAAAATGTATCTCTAATGTGTTGTAGATTATTATATACACTTTTGTATATTCCAACTGTGATATCTTCTATCTCTAAAAATCCATCACCTACTTTACCTATTTTAACATTTGGTATTTGATGAGTAATCTCTTCAATCCATTGTCTAAATAGGAGTTTTGTATGAACCATTATAAGAGTTTTTACGTTATTTCTTGCGATAATATTACAACCAGTGTATGTTTTACCCCATCCACAGGGCGCTTGTATAATCCCACTTCGTGCCCTACCTTTTGTAAAAAACTTATCTACTACCTCTTGCTGTTCCCACCGTAATTCTCCAGAGAAGGTCATTTCTGTATTAGCTTCTTCGTATTTACGTTTATCTACGACAGATTCCCACTCAAGTTTATGGTATCCATTACTTGGAACAATAAAATAATTATCATCCTCTTCAATAGTGGATAAAATTTCATCACCGTTATTATAAGTAAAAAGTGAAATAAGATCATTGTGATCTTCAACTTCATCTTTTTTCATGTAAATTTTATTTGAGATGTGAAGTGTTTTTACTTTAGCTTTCATCTTTTTGTTCTAATAAAAACTTATCTTCTCTAAGGACACGAAGAATGTCTCTTGACTCATCATTAATAATTTCTATTACTAAATTAGTAACCTCTATGTCTTTTTTTACAAAAAACATTTTTTTCTGAAGTTCCTCAAGTTGTTTTTCATAAAACTCAAGCTCTTGTTCTTTTCTTAATTTTTGTTCAAG